TCTTTCCGATGTATACTAACTTTTCCTCCACAAAAACATTCACAACATTAGCTTCAAATATTTCAACATTCCATTTATAATTAACAAAAAATACTAGAAACAAAGAACTAAGTAAAATTAACAATATGAATAACCCTGCTAAAAATATTTCTAATCCTTCATTCATCCCTCACCTCCAATACCTATTTCTTTAACTATCCCATAACAGACCTCGCCACCCTCTATCCTGCCACAAATAATAGTTTTTTCGTTGTCATTCCGTAATTTTCTCCACCAACAGATTCCGGCGAAGAGGCGTAAATTAAACCTCAGGACTTTTTTGCAAGAAATAGAAAGCCCTGAAACAATGCCCGTACCGGCTTCAATGCTCTCACCGGCTTTAATGCCCCAACCGGCTTTAATGCCCGTACCGGCTTCAATGCCCGTACCGGCTTCAATGCCCCAACCGGCTTTAATGCCCCAACCGGCTTTAATGCCCTCACCGGCTTCAATGCCCCAACCGGCTTTAATGCCCCAACCGGCTTTAATGCCCGTACCGGCTTTAATGCCCTCACCGGCTTCAATGCCCTCACCGGCTTCAATGCCCGTACCGGCTTCGGCATAAAGATATCCAGTAATTTTTATTTTTGCGAAGAAAACCCAACCGAGAGCGGTTTCTATCTCAATATTACCGTTATAATCATAGACATTGAATTTACCGATGTATTTACCCTGCGTATCAAAATCTTGTTTCGTTAATTTCAATGTTGTCATGCTTTCTCCTTTTTTTGGTTAATCTCTTACTTTTTTTCTTTTACGCAACTACATTTTATTATTTTCCCCTCACCATTCTGGAGTCTACCTTGCCCTTTACAAGCTCTACAATCTTTATCAGGTGGTAGATATTCGATAATCTTAATAGGCTCAAAATCCTTATAGCGAGCTTTTACACCAAAAAAGTTATTAGCCTGAATTATAAAATCAGTAGGTTTGGCAATAAGTTGTTTCTTGTAAGCGTCAATCCGGCTCAACAAATCATCTTTACTAATCCCAGTTTTTAGTAACTTAGATATATTTTTAATAGCATCTTCTTTTGCTCCTGATTTTATGGTTTTGGAGTAATAATCGTAGACTTCATGTGAAGCTGTATCATTATTAGAAAGATTAGAAAGAATAGATAGATTAGAAGGGCGAACTGTAACGTTTGCGTTATGTAACTGTTTACGGTATTCTTTTTGTCTCTTTCTGCTTGATTTTAATACTCTTATGCCATATTTGTTCCAGTCATTTATCCGGTCATCTTCATTTAATAATCCGCACTCTTTTAAGGCATTTTTAGAAAAATTTTGGTCATTGCAACGGCAAAATTTGCGAATTTCGACATCTGAAAAACGGCTTATATCACCATTTTGGGCATACTCAGCTACCCATAACCAAAGACAACTAATTGCGCCAAGAGCGTAAACATATTCTTTGTTTAATAAAGTAGCTAATCTATCTACCTTCCAATGGTCTCTTAATGCTGTATGATATTCAATCCACGCCATACTGAAAGCCCTTTCTATCTTATTTAAAAAAAGCTAATTGTCCTTTTTCTTCAAATGCTTGTCTATTTATAACTGTTTCTTTTGCTAAATTATTATGTCTAACTGTTTCTTCTAACTCATTATCTTGAGGCTCATCACTTAACCAATATTCCGAATAATGCTTCCTATTTTTATCATTATAAATTGTCCTATTTTGTATGTTATATCCTTCTCTACGAAGTTCTGAAATACGGTTACGGAGATTCATAGTATTAAATAATTTTAGGGCTTCTAATGCTGTTAAGGTATAACCAGATTTCAAATACTCTAAAATATTAGATTTTATACTCATTATTTTTTCCTCCCTTAAAATGATTCTTGGCTTTCTTCTTTCTTTTTCTGTTCAAATACACTTATCAATGTATTTGGTATATGAAACAACTTTATATATTCTTTGTCTTTACTGGTAAATAATATCCCTATCTTGTTCCAAGAAACTTTCTCTTCTCCTTCTTTGTTTATATACACTTCTCTAACGCATAAATCTTTCATTTATTCCTCCTATTTAATTTTATTGGTTATTTCTTCTAGCTCCTTACAAAACAACTCTAATTCGGATTTCAATACTTGTTGAAACACATCATCTGGAGTAACTCTTATAATTAGCGGTTTCATTGCTGGATAATAAGCTAAGAAATCCCACCACTTACGGCCGGTAACTAATAAATTTCCTTGCACTTGCTGGAAGTATTCACTTGGTAATTCATTCTTAAGTAAATAACTTACTTGTGTTGATAGAATCGGACATTTAATTTCTAATCCTCCATCAACGCCAATTAATCCATCAGGGCTTGCCCCATATCCGTTATCAACACATAAACCTACTTGCTCAACTGCATTACCTGTAATCAATTCGTAAAGCTGCCTTGCTTCTGATTCCATTACTACGCCTCTTAACATTGCTCCGTTTTGGTAAGTCTCTTCAGCTATTCCTACTATTTTCTCTCCAGCTAATTGATATAAGTATTTTTCTCTTTGTTTTGATTGCTTCCCATCAATATTAACTATCTTGTCAAAGCAAGAAGCAGTAGGTATGCCACAACGGGCCATATGCCATTCAATAGACCCTTGCTCACAGTTTATTATTCTCATTTTTTCCCCTGTTTTCTCTTAGCTTCTAAAGCTGATATTGCCTTTGGGAAATCAATTTTTGTCATTTTATCAAGACTTTCAATTTTCAGATAAGCGAAGAAAGCTTTCTCATTTATTGATAATTCATTGATATAATCAAGTATTTGACCTTTTTGCTTATCATCAATATATTCACAATTTCCATTACTGTTATTTACCGCGTCTGCATCTTTAGTATCATCAATGCAGAATAAACCATTAAGCGCGTATTTTCTGGCATAAGAAGAAGCAGCCCCGGTTATCTGAGCTGAATCCATGCCTTTCTTATCTAAACTTTCTCTTGCATAAGCAACTGAGGAAATACTCTGCTCTTTATCTGTTATCGTAGCTGTTGCTTTGATGTAGTAACGGTCGCCAATTAAAATTATTTCATCATTAAGAATCAATACCGCTGTCCCTAATAATGGCTTCACTGCTTCAAGAATATCTTCACAACTACGGTAATTATAGTTTCCAAAAGAATTTCTTTGGTTTTTAGGCACTTTTAATTCTTTTTGTATCTTATTTAAAATTTCCATTTTATCTCCTTTACTTGGTTAAGTTCACTAGACTATCATCCATTGTTTTCCTGTTCCCATTGTGAATTTCCAAGCAGCGGATTATTTTATCTTTCAGATACCTATCCAATGCTGCCAGAAATAAATGGCCACAGCGTTTACCGTGTTCTTTCACTAATTGCCTTACTGCTTTACTACGGACGAAGCTATATTGCATTTTTACCTCCTTTCAGTTATGAATGTTTTTCGTAATAACCTTTACCGTTACATCGCGGACACTCAATCTTTTCTCCATAATTATCATAAGAAGTGTCTATCACCTCTCCAGAACCCTGACAATCTTCGCATTTATGAAATTTGTCTACTTGTTCGCAATCTATAAAATGATTACCTGTTTTCATATTTCACCTCTTAATAAAAAGTGCTTAACATTCTTCACCCAATTTTTATTTAAGTTATATTCGCTTTTAATTGTTGTAGGGCAAAAACGACTACCTATGAAAGTAATGAAATCGCAGGGTTTATTAGCTTTAATCCAGCGTTTACGGTTGTTTCTTACGCTGTTTAAACAAATCTTTCTTGCGTACTCTTTATTTCCTTTTGTGTCTATTGATTTAATACCATAAGGATATTTTCTGCTATTCTCAGCTTTTCCGATTGCTTCAACAATCTGCTCATTGCTAAAACTCTCCCAAACTATATCTGCACTTGCGAATGAATAACAAACTGCCGCTATTACAAGAGCAATACCAATTACAGCTGGAATAAACCATCGCCAATCTGGTAAAGTCTGTTGTTCTCCTTCTTTGAGCCTTTCAGCTATACTTTTGTAATTGTCCATTTGAGCCTCCTAATAAAAAAGCCCCTGGCCTTGCGAGCGATAAAAAAACACCTATCACGGAGACCGTAACGGTGCTTTTTTCAGGGGCTATTGTTAGTAAGCTTTCTTTTCTCGCAAGGGCTTTCATGTTGGCTACCTCAAAATAAAAAACCCAATCCGTAATCTCTACGAATTGGGTAAAATAAATTTAACAATGAATGTGAAATATCTTTTACATTCTCGTCGTTATTTGAACAATATATCTTATGTTAACTTGGCTATGGGGGATAAGCTTAGCTTAAGCCCTTAGACAGCAAGGCCTTTTACGAGCCTCTGTTTTAAGGGTTAATCAGCT